AAATCAGGAGGCGGTGAGATGAAAGAATCAAAAGCAATGGTCAAGAAGGAAGTGGCCTTCATGAAGAAGAAGGGTGCTCCTAAAGCTATGGTCAAGCATGAGATGGCTGAAGCTGGCATGAAGTACGGCGGCAAGGTTAAGAAGATGGCGATGGGTGGCATCGCTGCATCGAAGATGGGCGCAGTCAAGACTGCCGCTCCTAGCCGTGATGGCGTTGCTGTTAAAGGCAAGACCAAGGGCTCGATGGTGAAGATGGCCGGTAATGCCAAGGGTCTGAAAAAGGGCGGGTACTGCTGATGATGGCCTCGCGCGGGATGGGTGACATCAACCCGGCGAAGATGCCCGGCGGGAAGAAGAAAGCCCGTCGGGATAATACCAACTTCACGCAGTACAAAGAAGGCGGGAAGGTTAAGTCCAAGGTCAACGAAGCTGGCAATTACACCAAGCCGGGTATGCGCAAATCGCTATTTGAGAGCATCAAGTCTCAGGCTACGCAGGGTACGGCAGCAGGGCAGTGGTCAGCACGTAAGGCTCAGTTGCTGGCGAAGAAGTACAAGGAAAAGGGCGGAGGTTATCGTGGCTAGTAAGTTTCCTGATCTGACCGGTGACGGCAAAGTGACGCAGGCCGATGTGCTAAAAGGCCGTGGCGTTGAGGGCATGAAGAAAGGCGGGTCTACAAAAAAGTGGATACAGTCAGCCATCAAGAAACCCGGCGCGTTGCGTGCTCAGCTTGGCGCAAAAGAAGGCAAGCCAATCCCAGCGAAGAAGCTCGCAGCGGCAGCAAAGAAACCCGGCAAGCTAGGCCAGAGAGCAAGGCTGGCCCAGACGCTAAAGAAGATGAAGTGAGATGAAGGCACCGCAACAGTCACTTAAGAATTGGGGCGACCAGAAGTGGCGCACAAAGAGTGGCAAGCCATCCTCCAAGACTGGCGAAAGATACCTGCCGGAGAAGGCGATTAAAGCGCTAAGCCCGGCGGAGTACGCAGCAACGACGAAGGCAAAGCGGGCGGGCAAGAAAGCAGGTAAGCAGTTTGTGGCGCAGCCCAAGGGCATAGCAAAGAAAACAGCGGGGTTTAGGTAATGGCTTTTACAACCAGCACAACTAACTTTAACCCAGACCTCAACGAGCTATTCGAAGAAGCTTTTGAGAGGTGCGGTCTAGAGTTGCGTACTGGCTATGACTTCCGTACCGCACGTCGCAGCCTGAACTTTTTGATCACGGAATGGGCTAACCGTGGCATCAACCTGTGGACGATTGAGCAGGGGCAGATTCCATTAGTGCAGGGGACAGTGACCTATGATCTACCTATTGATACCGTTGATCTTCTGGAACATGTTATTCGCACTAATCCCGGACAGATATCTAATCAGACCGACATCAACATTAGCCGCATAAGCGTTTCCACTTACTCGACAATCCCGAACAAGTTGACGCAGGGCAGACCGATTCAGGTCTGGGTCAACCGTCAGTCTGGGCAGAAGGTCGGGTCAGAGGTGGCTACTCCGAAATACCCGCAGATTAACGTGTGGCCGTCCCCGGATCAGGGCTCGCAGGGCAATCCGTACTACTACTTTGTTTACTGGCGTATGCGCAGGATGTACGACGCTGGTAACGGCACGAACGTCGAGGACATTCCATTTCGCTTCCAGAACTGCTTGGTGGCAGGGCTGGCATACATGCTGGCGGTAAAGAAACCGGAAGTTGACCCAGTGCGGGTTCAGGCTTTGAAGTTGATGTATGACGAGGCTTGGGAGTTAGCTGCTGCGGAGGATAGGGAAAAAGCGCCGGATCGATTTGTGCCGCGTATGACTTTCTACAGGTGATGTATGGGAAGTAAGTACGCTAGTGGCAAACACAGTATCGCGGAGTGTGATCGATGCGGTTTTAGATTCAAGCTTAAAGAGTTGCGCAAGCTGACGATCAAGACGAAGCAGGTGTCGATCAAGGTTTGCAGAAGTTGTTGGGAACCAGATCAACCGCAGTTATCATTAGGCTTATACCCGGTCAATGACCCGCAAGCAGTGCGGGAGCCAAGACCAGACATAAGTTACTTGCAGTCAGGTTATAACGGCTTGCAATTAACGGAAACACCGGGGACAGCAGTTGATGCTGACGGGTTCCCAGAAGGCGGTAGCAGGGTATTCCAGTGGGGCTGGTACCCAGTGGGCGGGGCAAGTGGTAACGATGCAGGGCTGACACCAAATGCTTTAACGTCACCCGCGCGGATCGGCAGTGTAACAATCTCGTAGGAGTGATTATGGACAGCATGAAGAAGGTAGCCAAGGCGGAAGTCAAGGCGCATGAGAAGCGGATGCACAAGAAGGGCATGGCTAAAGGCGGCGTAACCGGCGAAGCTATGCGTAAGTACGGGCGCAACGTAGCCCGCGCTATGAATCAAAAGTCGTCTGGCCGGGGCCGTTAATGGCTAAATTTTCACAAAAGCAGGGTGGCAAAGAAGTAGGCCAAGCTGCTGTTTATGCGGAGCCACATACTATGGACGGTAAAAAAACCAAAGCCGAGGTTAAGAATCAGACTGGCACTGAGTACACCAACGAGATGAACATCGCAGGCGGTGTCGTTAGTAAGGGCAACTACAAAGCACCTAAGACGACCGGCATCAAGATTCGTGGCACGGGTGCTGCGACTAAGGGTGTCACAGCTAGAGGACCCATGGGTTAATCATGACGTACAACGAGCTTTTCATTGCGGTTAAGAACTACCTGCAAAACGATTTTCCGACGAATACTTGGACGAACGTAGCAGGGACTGGCACATCCACGTCTAGTGGTACGAACCAGATTAATTTCTTTATCGAGCAGGCTGAAGAGCGCGTTTACAACTCGGTGCAGATTCCTGCACTTCGTAAGAACGTCACGGGTGTTACCACCGGCGGTAATCAGTACTTGTCTTGCCCGACTGACTTCTTGTCAGTCTTCTCGATGGCGGTAATTGACGGTAGCGGCAACTATGAGTACCTGCTAAACAAGGATGTGAACTTCATCCGGGCGTCGTACCCCAACCCAACTACCACGGGCATTCCGAAGTATTACGCGCTCTTTGGTCCAACCGTTGTGTCTAGCGTTATTTCGGACGAGCTGAGTTTCATCCTTGGCCCGACCCCTGACATTCTTTATAACGTCGAGCTGCATTACAACGCGTACCCTGAGTCGATTACGGTGGCTGCTGACGGGCGCACATGGCTTGCCGATAATTATTCCCCGGTGCTTTTGTACGGTACGCTTGTCGAAGCTTATGTCTTCTTAAAAGGCGAGCCAGATATGATGGCTGTTTACAAAGCTAAATACGACGAAGCATTTGCTCAATTAAACCGCCTTGGTACCGGATTAGAACGTAACGACGCATACCGAGTTGGGCAGGCAAGCATAAAGGTCAACCCATGAAATCGTGCCGTCAGTGCAGTGTCGTCAAAGAGCTAGGTGAGTTTCATAAGGATAAGACTCGCCATGATGGGCATCGCGCTGTGTGTAAAGAGTGTGTCGGGTTGTATATGAAGTCCCACCATATAGCTAATCGCGATAAAAATGTAGCGCGGGCATTGCAGTGGGTTGAGAACAATAGGGATAAGCACAACAAAAAATGCAACAAGTGGGCTAAAGATAACCCACAAAAAGTTAATGCAAGAACTGCTCGGCGGTATGCGGCAAAGACGCAGGCAACTCCGTCATGGTTGAGCGCGGACGAATATTGGATGATTACCGAAGCGTATGATTTGGCAAAATTGCGGGAAAATATGGTTGGTGGAAAATGGGAAGTAGATCATATTGTCCCGTTACGTGGTTCTACAGTTTCTGGACTGCATGTGCCGTGGAATTTGCAAGTTATTCCGGCAACAACAAATCGCCGCAAGTCAAACACGGTTAAGGTGAATCCATAATGCCTATCCAACAGGGCCTAACAAACAGCTTCAAGCAGGAGATGCTCCAAGCGGGGCAGAACTTGGCAACCGATACGTTGCGTATGGCGTTGTACACTGCTTTCTCTGACATCGGGCAGTTGACGACGGTGTACACCACGACGAATGAAGTGGTAGGTACAGGCTACACCGCTGGTGGCGTAGTGATGACGGGTGTGACGATTACCACAGAGACCACAGGACCTAACGCTGGCACGGTGTATGTAGACTTTGCAGACGTGTCGTGGCCCGGTGCTAACTTTGTGGCTCGCGGTGCTTTAATCTACAACGTGACTCGTAGCAACAAGACTGTGGCGGTGCTGGACTTCGGTTCAGATAAGACTTTTACTTCAACCAACAATACCGTCACTATGCCAGCGAATACGGCAACGACGGCGTTAATTCGTTTTCCTTGAGGAGTTAACTATGAACAGCATAGACGCAGTTGCTGGCGATAGCGTGCAGGCCGCAGTGATTAGACCCACCGCAGAATTTGAGCAAGTTCACGCTGGCGGCGTGTTTCATATTCTTTGCTACGACAAAGACGGCAACTTGAAGTGGGAAGAAAAAGGTCCCAACCTTGTTGTGAACACCGGCTTGCAGTACATGGTATCTACGTCGCTAGACGCTGCTGCGCAGACAACTGTGTGGTATATCGGTTTGATCAGCACACTGACTTCGATTGTTGGTGGCGATACGATGCTATCGCACACTGGCTGGACTGAGGACACCAACTATTCGCAGGCAAACCGCCCGACAGCAACATTCGGCACAGCAACCACAGCAAACCCATCGGTGCTTGATAACTCTGCATCGGTAGCCGCGTTCTCAATTAACGGTACGACTACCATCAACGGCGCGTTCTTAACCAGCAACAATACCAAAGGCGGCACGACAGGTACGTTGTTCTCAGCGAAGGCTTTTACCGGCGGTGCTCGTTCGGTAATTAGTGGCGACACACTGAACGTGACTTACACCTTTAGCTTGACCGGCACCTAATCATGAAGATTGATTTCAGTTTCGATACCCAGTATGGGCGTTTCTGCGACGCCCTACACCTTCCTGACGACCACACGCTCACGGAAGCAGAGATTGAAGCCATGAAACAACAGCGTCTAACTAACTGGATCGCTGTGATTGAAGCCCCTCCGTCAGAAGAAGTAGAACAACCGCCACAGGAGTAAGCCGTGGCAGATCGCTATTGGGTTGGTGGAACAGGTAATTGGAGTAGTACCAATACGGCTAACTGGTCTGCTTCATCTGGCGGCGCTCCTGGCGCATCGGTTCCAACAGCAGCCGATAACGTATTCTTTGATGCCAACTCTAACGTAGGCACAGGCGCGTTTACCGTTACGATGGGAAACTCTCCAAGGGTTTGCAACGACATAACGATCAGCGGTCTTGACGGTGCAATGACACTAGCTGGCTCAACCATTGACTTGACTATCAGCGGTTCTTTGTCTTTCCCGGCAACAAACTTTACTCGCACGTATTCAGGCATTACGACATTTAACGCCACGACTACGGGCAAGACAATAACTACGAACGGTGTGGCTTTTGGCGCAGGCGTTACATTTAATGGCGTTGGTGGCGCATGGACACTTGGTTCTGCGTTTAGCTGCGGTACTAACACATTAACACTTACCAATGGCACATTTGATACTTCAACAAGTAATTACTCTGTTACCGCTTCTGCTTTTTCTTCTTCTAATTCAAACGCAAGAACAATTAATTTTAATGCGTCAACGCTTACACTTTCTACTACAGGTACTGCTTGGAATATGCTAACCAGCACTAATGCAACATTAAATGCTGGTACTTCGCAAATAACGTGTACGGGAGGTGGTGGTCCTTCTTTTTCGGGCGGTGGTCTTACTTACTACAATGTGTCTTTTACAAGCACAACTCCAACTACATCAACATTAGCTATTTCAGGCGCAAACACATTTAACAACCTGACGGTTTCTACAGTTTCCTCTGCTGGCATTACTCGTATTTCTTTTTCAGCAAACCAAACAATCAACGGAACTTTGACATCCACTGGTTCTAGTGGTAATCGCAGGATGCTTCTTGGATCCAATGTGCTCGGAACGTCGCGTACTTTAACTTGCGCTGCTATTGCTGCAATGACTGATGTTGATTTCCGTGACATCACGATAGCTGGCGCACACGGTACGTTGTCAGGCACTCGACTAGGTGATTGCAATGGCAATAGCAATATTACGTTTGATGCTGGAAAAACTGTCTATTGGAACTTAGCTGCTGGCGGTAACTGGAGTGCTACTGCTTGGGCGTTAAGTTCAGGCGGTGGGGTTGCGGTTGCAAATTTCCCGTTAGCGCAAGACACAGTCATTATTGAAAACACAGGACTTAATACAAGCGCGACCGTTACCATAGATGTAGGTTACAACATTGGTACGCTAGACACATCAACTCGTACTAACGCAATGACGTTAGCATCTGGCACAACTTCACCTTCGTTTTACGGTACCTTTACGTATGGTTCTGGTGTAACACCAACAGGTACTGGAACTTACGTATTCCTCAATAGATCAATTAAGACGCTTAACTCTGGCGGCAAAACATTTACTCAGAATGTAACTATTAGTTCGCCCGGCGGCGGTATTCAACTACTCACCAATAACTTGACGCTCGGTTCAACACTTA